ATACCCATTTCTTCAGCATTAATTGCTACGTTTCTTAATTCAACGTTTTCATCATTTGCTAATTCTAAAAACAACTCTGGGTAGTCTTTAGCGTATCTTAAAACATCTCTCCTTATTTCTTTAGAACTCATTTGAGAAACTTGCGAACCTAAATCTACTCTTAAAATAGCTTCTGCTAAATTAATTTCTATTTCTCTTGCAGCATTTAAAGCTTCTATGGTTACTTCCATTCGATCTAAATCGTCTACCGCTTCAACTACAGGATCAAATTCTTTGTATTTAACATTTTTTAAGGGATGATAAATAGAAAGTAATTTTTGTAAATTTTGTTTTTCTTTTGATACTGTTAATGTACCATTTCTAAATATAATATGACCTAAAGTTGCTTCCCCTTTTTGTTCATCTACAAATGGTGAAGTTTGATTAGTAGCATATCGTAATTCTCTTTGTTGACTTGTTTTTTCATCAAACCATAATAACGGATATTTATAAGTATGCCGTGATGAAATTGTATATGTTAAAGGGCTATGCTCTCCCTTTAATAGATATGTTCTATCCTTTAATTCCCAATCATTTTTTTTAATTGAGGGTTGTGCTATAGGCTTAGCTACAGCTTTCTTTTTTGTTACTTTTTCCATGATATAATAAAATTAAATAAATAAAAAAGACAACAGGGGACAGATTAAACTATCCCCATTGCCTTAATAAAAAATTATGAAGATGTAAATAATACAAAGTTGTTTGCACCTTGTACACATAGACATCTTTCAGATAAGAAGTGTACTACCATCGAGTCAACATCTGTAGTATATGCTCCACCAGCAGATCCTGTTAACCATGATTTCATACGTCTATCTTCAGTTTGTGAAGCTCTATATCTTACGTGCAAGAATGGACGTCTGATATTAGATCCAAGAATTTGATCGTATACAGTTGAAGTACCAGCTGGTATTAATACACCATCAATACTAGAAACTGCAACACCACCTCTTGTAGAAGCATCATTTAGATATTTCCAGTCTGTTTTATAGAAATCATAAGAACCTCTTCTAAACCCTGAGAAACCAAGATTTAAAGCCATTTCTTCTGAGTTTTCAAATAAACCAAAAGCTGTACCACCTTGCATACCAGTTGAAATACTAGCAAGCATGTCGTCAATATCTAATGAAGTACCTCTATTTAAGAAAAGCATATTCTCTTCAATAGCTCCTTGAGTATCTAAATTTTTAAGAATACTATCAAATTCGCCAAGTCCAGCGGCAGCACTAAAGTTATTTAGTACATTACCTCTAGAATTAATAGCAGCAAATAATCCTTCAGTTCCACCGATGATTGGCGATAAGGCCGCAACACCAGAACCTGCAGCGGCTTTTTCACCTTCTACTACAGCCATTTCTAAGTAATCTTCAAATCTTAATCTAGTTTCAGATTCAGCTTTTAAATACCATAGGTAACCAGAAGTACCATCTTCAGTAGCTACTTCAATCCAACCAATTTGAGCCATATCAGAACCATTGATTTCATATCTATCTTTGATAATAATAGGTCTGTTGTTAAATTGAGTTAGTATTGGAGTGATACTAGTAATGTCAGTATCTCCTGTTCCTTTTCTGTATTCAGAACCATAAACAAATATTTTAAGGCCTGCTAAAGTTGATCCAGAGCTACCAAGCGTAGAAGAAAGATTTGCTCCAGTATAAGTTGCTACTGAAATTGAAGCAGTCGCACTACCTGCAGCTACGCTACCAGTACTTGCTGTTACTAAAGCTTTTACTTCAACTCCTGTACTTGGATTCATAACAACTATAGTATCATTTACAGAAATATTGTTATCTACAAAATCAGGTCCTAAAGTTGAATTTAAAGTAAATTCTAATGCAGTATCAGCTGTAGTTTTAGTAACATCGTTATAAGCTATGTGTAATCTATTTTGTTCTGACCAAATTACCTGATCAGAAGTCATAGGCATTTCAGCTCCTACCATACGTAAGAAACCTGAAAGAGTTCTATTTCCATATCGTTCTACTTCTTGTTCGTAGATCTCAGGAAGATATTGCTGTGCAAAATCAGAAAAAGTTGCTGACGTACCGCTATCCGTAAATTGGATATAATTGGTAGAAAGAACTTGCTGTTTGGCACTCGGTTTAATTGCCCCAAAACTGGGTGTAACATTTGCCATTTTTTTTAATTTTTAAATTTTTTAGTTTGAATTTTAAGTTTTGAAGAATCAAGGCCACTGATAGCTTTTACTTTTAAACCATTTACAAATACTTCACCTGAAGCAGTTGGTCTAGGAGTGGTAGACAGATTTTTTGTTTTAGCAATTTGATCTTTAATTGCATCTGTTTTACCTTGCTCATAAAAATGATTTGCAATAGTATCCGCATTTCGAGCAGCATAAACAGCTTTATGATAAGCAGCCGCGTCTGCAATTTCACCGTTTTTATTTAGAAACGTTCCAACAAATTCAGTTAAATCTTTTTGTGCATTCGCTACCGATGCGGGATCTTTAATACCATACCTAAATTTTTTTTCACCAACTTTAAAATCAAAACCTTTGAAATCATCTGCGAAAAGATTATTAGTGCGGTCAATAAAAACATCCCTAACGGCTTGTTTATTTTGTTCTTCTTGTTTATATCGGTTAAAAAAGTCTAATGCTTTTTTTTGCTCACTAGTTTCTGAAGGCCTTAACTTAAGTTCTTCATAATATTTTTCTTTAGTTTGCTCTAAAAAGGTTTTAGCTTTTGCAACTTCTTCTTTATATGCTATCTGCTTTTTTCTTATATCTTTAGGTTCATCTATTTCTTTATCAAAACTAAAATCCTCTAATATAACATCAATGTCTTGAGCATCTAAATGCGGCTTAGTTTGTTTATAAAATTCTTTAATTAAAGAATCATTATCAACATTACTATAGTCAGCGTTTAATCTAGCATAATCTTGTATATCTCCACCAGTTTCTTTCATAAACTTTATTAGTTTATCTATATTTTCTGGGAGTTCTTGTGTTTTATTTTCTTGTAATATTTCTTTTTGTTCCGATGCGGCAGGGGCAACTTCAGCGCTTGAATCCACTCGTGCCTCGTCAGCTTTATTGTTTTCATCTTCAATAAGTTCTAAAGGAGAATCGGTTTCTGTAACTTTTTCATTACCGCTATTTTCTTCAGTATTTTCTACTGTTTTGTCGGCGGGCCGTATTTCTTCAACCACTCCTTTGCTGTCTTGACTGTCTTCGGATTTTTCGACAGCAACATCGCTATCATTTGTCGCTTGTGTTGAAATGGCATTTTCTTCTTTTTTTGTTAAATCTACTTTAGTTACTTCTTTTTCCGTAACTAATTTTTTTGGGGTTTTCTTTTTTATTTTAAAAGAACCCTCTTGTTTTACTTCTGTTGACATAATTAAATAATATAAAATAAGTTAGTAATTATCTTGGCTCAAATTGCTCTAAACCAAATCCTTCCAAATTATCAAATCCCGCGGATTCAAAATTTTTGGGTAATAAATCATTTTTACGTTGATCTATTAATTCTGATTGCTGCGTACCTTGTATTCTAATACGCTCATCTTTACGATCTTCTATTTCTTTTTCTTTTTTTGCTTCGTTTTCCCCTCTTGCTAAAGCTAATTGCACATTATATTCAAATTCTTGGCTCATTAACTGCTTTTTAATTAAAGCTTCTCTTTCCATTCTTTGAATTTCAAAGTCTGATTTAGCTTGTTCTAATTGTAATTTTGTATCAGCTAATGCTTGTTGTTTTTGAACTTCAGCTAATGCAGCTGCTTCAGAAGCCTTAGCATTCGCTTGCGCTTGAGCCTGTATGTTAGCTTGTGATCTTTTTTGATCTGCTTCTATTTTTTCTTTTCGCTTAAGTTTTAATAATTGATTAGCAAGCTTTATATTACTTACTTCTCTTATATCGATTGCATCTTCTAAATCAATACCCCCTGCTTTTAATGCTATTTGTATATTTTGTTCTAATTGAGATTGCTCTTCAGCATCTGGCTCTAATTCTAAAAATATACCAAAGTCATGCATACATATATTTTCTATTTCTTCAAGAGTATTTACATTAAAAGTGCTAATACTATTAATTAGTGCTTCTTTTGTTAAAGGGAAGTGTAATGCATCATTTATTCTTAAACTAATATTTTCAGCATTTCTAATTGTCAAATACATTAAAGCCTTTAGCACATGTCGTGTAGCTGTATTAGAATTTGCTGCCGCAATTTTTTGTAAGCCAACTAAAGCATTTTTATCAGGAGTACTTGCGTCTCTAGCTTCATTTAGTCCCGTTGTATCTCTTATCATTTGCAAATAATATTGATACGTTTGAATTAAAGATTGAATTTTTGCAAGTCCGCTGGACGATTGTAATTCTTGAATAGGCACTTTACCCCTATTTAATTCTCCGTCTTGTGTTAAAGATCTTCCTACGATACTTCCCGTTTGGAAGTACATGTTTAAAGCTTCTGCTGGATTATAATTAGTTCCATTACCTAAATCTACTTCAGCTAAACCGTCCATATCTAAATAAACTCCATCAGGAACTACTCTAGATAGCACTTGTTGTAATTTTAAATGCGTTAATTGGATCATGTCTGCAAAGCTAGTAATACGACTAACTAAAGATTCAACCCTGCCTTTATAAATGCGAGGAGCGCAAATATTATAATTCATATTAACTTTAGTAACATCCCCGTAGGGTCGTGTCATATTTTCAGATAGTCCCCATCGTATTACACGACTCATACCTAAAACCTTAGCACCTGTATATAATACTTCAATACTCCTCGCTACTCTATCAAAGTTATCATTTTCTGGAGGATTAAAAGTATCATCTTTTTCAATAACTTTTTCTAACCCTTGATCAGTTTTTTTAATTTTAAAAACTTGATCTGTATATGTTTTATATTCAAAAAATAAAATAC